CGGTCGTGGCTGTGCTCAAAAAGGCAGCGCTTGGGCCGTGGGATTCTCAGACCATGGCGGTGTTTGGTGTTGGGTCAGCGCCCCAGGTTGGGGAGGTGGAGGCGTGAGCTGCGATTGCGACTGCGACCAGCCCGCCGTTTACCGGCCAAGCATCCAACGCGCCAGGAAAGCTCACGCCTGTTACGAGTGCTCCGGCCTGATTGCCCCTGGCGATTCTCACGAGTACGTCTTCGGCGTTTGGGGCGGCGAACCCGGATCGTTCAGAACATGCAACCATTGCCTAGAGCTGCGTGCGTGGGTCACCGAGGCGGCCGACTGCCGGCCCTGTCACAGCGAGCTGGTCGAGAACGCCGTCGAAGAGCTGCGCAACATGACCGGCCTCGTAGCTGCCGAGGTGCGCCAACAATGGTGGCGAGGCGCTCGGCTTTGCATCCAGGCCCAGAGACGGCAGAAGGCTGCCAGGGAAGCTCGACGACTGCGCAAGGCCGAAGCACTTTCAACAGCACAACCATGACCCTAACCCTTCACACCCTCGCCCGTTTTCTCAACCCCTGGCGCACCATCCGCCGGCTGGAGGCGGAGAATCGGCGGCTGGAATGGCAAGCGTCCGATTTTATTGATGAGGTTTCTCAGTTGAGATGGCGAAACCAACTACTAAAAGATGAATTAGCGACGGATAACAGACGGGGGCCCCGCCTTGGCCATTGCTCAACCCACGGCTTGCAGCCCTCCAACGACTGGGGATGCCCTAAATGCGTGGGGGCAATAGTGCATGATCTTGGCGATGCTCGGGAGCAACTGGCGACGGCCAAAGAAGCTCTGTGGCGACTCCAACGCTGGGGCGGCTGGCCATTGTCACCCGTCGCCTCCTGGGATGTTGACACTACTGTTGCCGTTGCCGACTGGCTGCAGCGCGGCATGACAGGCCCCCTGCCACCGTTGCCTGAGCATCTGACGCAGCGCAAGGGGCAGCCTGACGCGGAGCAGGGGCTATGACCACCCCAGGCCGCTTCATTGTTTTGGAGGGAATCGACGGCTGCGGCAAAACCACCCAGCTACAGGCCTTGCACCGATGGCTGCCCACCAGCGGCCTAATGCCCCCAGACGCTCAGTTGGTAACGACCTGCGAGCCTGGCGGCACGGTCTTGGGCCTGGATCTGCGGGAGCTGCTGTTGGAACGCCATGGCGCGGCGCGACCTGTGCCTATGGCCGAGCTGCTCCTCTATGCCGCCGACCGCGCCCAGCACGTCGCCAAGGTGATCCGTCCGGCGCTTGATCGCGGGGACTGGGTGATCTGCGATCGGTTCACCGGATCCACTGCCGCCTATCAGGGGTATGGCCGGGGGCTAAATCTTTGCTGGATCCACGACCTGGAGATCATCGCAACCGGCGGTCTTCAGGCCGATCTCACCCTCTGGCTGGATGTGCCCCTCGCCGAGTCCTGCCGCCGCCGCGACGACCAACTTAACGACCGCATCGAGGGGGAGGGGGCAGAGTTTCTGGACCGCGTGGAAGATGGGTTCCTGGAGCTGGCCATGCAACGGGATTGGGTCCGCGTCAATGCAGAACGGCCCGTGGCCGACGTGACAAAGGCCTGCCGCGACATTATCTGCACCGCACTGGAAACCTGCGGAACACAGCAGCAGTCCGGTGCTATCACCCGTTGTCCCAGTTCAGGAAGTAGTACCGGGCCCTGATGGTTCACCTATCTACCGCATCTGGGCCGGTCCCCATTGCGTCGAGGCCCCATCCGGTGGAGCCGCATGGCAGAAGCTGCGGGCCCTATGCAGAGAAATCGGCATCACCCTGGCGGTTACGGGTGTTGCGAAGCCCACCGCAGGGCCCTCGCCGGTGCCTGATCCAGGGGTCTAGCTGAACAGCCACGCCCACCCGCTGGCGGGGCCCTCAACCAGCCATCTGGGATTCAAGTTCCGGTAGCTGTAGCGCTGCCCTCGTCCAGAGCCTTCGCCAATACGGCTCCAGCCACCGGCCACCAAATTGATCTCCCCGAAGGGATCGTTCACGATCCAACTGCCGCCATTGGTGGCATCGAACCCGTAGCAGGGTATCCAATGACCCCCGCCAGTTGGGGCGGTAACGGGGCCATCCTGCAGGACACCCATGCACAGCGGTAGGCCTGCCCTGATCTCTGCCTGAGCTTGTGAAGCCGTGCAATTTTGCACAAATCGTGCCTTGACGCCTAATGCTTTTAGTGCTTGCTGATGCGCGGCTTGGCTGGTGGTATCCCCATAGCGCTTGACCACCTTCACGTAGTCAAGATCATCACGGATCCCGCCCACCCCAAGGTACGCCAGGCACATTGCCAGGCTTGACGATTGGCACTGTCGCCATCCTTCGGGGCCGTTGTCCAGTTGCGGAAACCACGGGAAACCGGTCAATGGATTGGCTGCCTTTGGTATCAGCGGTTCCTTGGGGGCAGGGTCGGCCCTGAACAGCTCCGCAAACTCCGCCACTTCATGCTCCGTCAGTTGCTCTTGCAGCCAGTTCCAGGCCGCTTGTTGATGGGGAAGTATTGGGCTGGTAGTGGCCAGTGCCGCCGCGTCCAGCCTGATTGTTGGGGTTGGGGCCATCCTGGTTTACCTGCTGCCCTAGATTTCCCAGCAAGCTCAGCAAACCAACGTGCCGACCGCCGCTTTCTCCTGGAGCATTCAGCGGGTATTTACTGTGCCAGGTAAGCGCGGTCTTGGCATCATGGGCCGCGCCTTTGACCTCCTGCCCGGTGGCACGATGCTCAACGCCCCCTGCATCCATCGAGGGGTTGTTGGGGTGACGGTCAAGATACTCAGTACCACCAGGGCCGAGATCATCAACCCTGAGCCGGTGATCATGGCCAGGGGTGACACGCTGCCAGATGACCTAGCGCCGTGGCAGGAAGAGTTGCTGGAGGCCTTCCAGGGCCAGCCGGCTTAGGGTCAGGGGCTAAACGCCAAGCCTTGCCAGCAGTGAACAATCGGCAGGTAGATTGCGGCGCACCAGGTCGTCAATGCTTGATGTTCCGTTGATTAGCTCTAGCCCATAAGCGGTAAGGGTCTCGGCTGTATAGATGGCTGTTGAAAGAAGCGGATTGGTATAAATTTGCGTGAAGGCGTCGTAGGCCACCATGGTCAGCATTAGCGATCCAAACAAGGCACCAGGTTGGGGATCCTCCGCAAACAGGCCCACCACTAGCTCTAGCTTGTCAATGTGCCCATAGAGAGCTTCCAGTCTTTGACGCAAGCTGTCGTTTTTTGTGAGTTCTGTGAAGTCTTTTAGCTTGGCAAGGCCAAAGTTCTGGCGGTACTCATTGTAGCCCTGTAACCTAAAGTCTCTGCCCATCTTGATAGCCTGATACTCCGCTCCCATCAGAAAATCAGGGCTGTTCTCTAGGTTGATACGTCCCGCAGCCTGAGCCGATGCGTTGCTGACGATGCTAGCCAGACCCTCCGCCTCCAGTAGCTCATTATTCCACCGATAGGATGACTGATTTACGGTTACACCATTTACAATTAAGTGATCCGGAACAAGGCCATGCCAGCGGTAGAGCAGGTTAAATTCGAGTGCTATCCAGTTGCTGCGATACCAGGGCTGACCTTCGGCAAAGCTGGGATCAAATCGAAACAGCGAATCTCCGGCTATATGATTGATGTAGTCTTCAATGGTTAGCTTTAGTAGCAGGCAGGTATTTATCATTCGCGCCGTTTGGAACAAGCGCTCGTCGTCGTCCTTCCAATCAAGATCAGGGAGGCTGCTTAGCACGCAGCAGATGCGGTTGTGCTCCCGCAGGAAAACGGTGCTCAGGGCCACATACCCTACCGATGAGTTCCCCCGCTCAAGCCCGGTTGCGTAGAGCTTATCAAGCCTGGCATTACGTTGCGCCGTGGTTAGGGTGCCAGGGGGAAAGCTCTTGTCTAGGGATGACTTTATCCACTCGGTGTTACCGTGAGGGTAAAGCCCTTTCTCAGGAATCACATGCCCCTCAGAATCCACACAGCTATATTTAGCTTTGATTTGCCATTCGCCTGCCTCGTTTCGCTCGCCCAGGTAGTCGGGATATTCCTCCCCGTTTATGATCTGAGAGCTTAAGCGTCCTCCAGAGTGACTTCGTAAACACCGGGCTTCGTGCTCATACAACCCATATATCTGACAGAGATCAACATCATGGTTGGAAGTGTTTTTGCGTCGATCGTCGGGGTCAGTGCGCAGAACGCTGTCAGTGAACCATTGCGCGAAAAAAGCGAATAGAACGGATGAGCGATCCGTCTGCATTGCCTTGCCCTTGGCGAAGAGGGACGTGATCGGGCCCCAGTTACCGGGCCCAGCCGGAGTGTCGTCAGGAAGTGCCGCAATCCAGCCCTCGCAAGCGGGGGGTAAATGACGTGCAGAAAATCGGCGATCCGTCAGCGCCGGCCAGGATGTGTAATCTGAAACCGGACCACTGGGGCCACCCTTTGCAACCGCCACAGGAGACCACAGGCTGAATGGCCTTGGGCGAGGGGTTGCAGAGCTAGCCAGCTGGTTGGTAATTGATCGGTTGATCCACGCTCCTAGCCAGGGGATTGACGAGGCCCACACGAGGAGCCTGCGCAGCGACCGCGATCGGATTAGGGCGGACAGCATCATGGGTTGTGAGTGCGGTTTGGCACTGCAATACCTAGAGCTGTTGTTGCCGCACCGGTAAGGGCAACGATTGCAACGGTTCTGCTTTCAGCGCAGGCCCTACCGCCAGCATGTTTCGTGCAATTCCACCAGTCAAGAACGCCAACTCCTGCGGCAGCCAACAGGCAGAAGCCGGCAAAGCCAAGACACCAGCTTACGTACCGGGTCATCCCCTCCCCCTCGTCAGTACTGGGGGCATGATAGATCCCACTTTGCCTGAGCCATGGGGCAGCTTGTCATACATCGCGATTCCTTGCGCCACCACCCAGATCGCCACGCTTACACCGCCTGCAACTGCGGCCATTTTAATTAAAATACCTTTCGTATCATCTTGCAAGCCTTTAACAGTCGTCTGTAATTCCTTGGTATCTTTGGCCCATCCCTTCTCTTTAACAGTTTCCTGTAATTGTTGAATATCTTTTGCCTGTAACTCAACACTACCCGAAAGCTTGATAATATCTTTATCGTGCTCGTTCATATTTTTAATCGCATCTTTATGATCTCTTTGAATGTCTGATATTGTTCGCTCCATACGGTCTTGCCCATTGCATAAAAGCCTTAGATCACCTTGCATAGAGGTAACATCTTTGAGTTCTTTTTTTACGTCTGATAATTCGCCACATGCCCGATTTAGCATGTTAAACAAGCCGGCCAGATCGCTTAAGGCAATGTGCTGACCGTTTTGGTTTGGATCTTCACTCACAGCTCCAACCTCCCCCGCATCCAGCGCCGCACGGCTGGCACCACCGTCAGCACCCCCCAGGCAGGCAGAAACAACACTAGGTGCCACAGCGTCATCAAGAGCAGATCGTCAGGGATTAGTATCCCAGCCATGCGTTACAAGGGTTTGCGCTCTGGCTCAGCTTTCCAGTCGTCAAAGCGTTGCCGCTAAAGACTAGCTGGCTGGTGGGACATCCTCTGAAATCTTGACCAAGATAAACTCGTCGTTTGGGAACGTCTCGGTTTTGCCATTGGCGTAAGTCACCGGGAACTCGGCCTCATACAGTCCAGCGTTGGCGGTCTCTGTTACCTGCCACGCAGCATATTCAACTGTTGGCGTGCCTGTTGCGATCACCACCACAGCTGGAGCATCAATCACGGTGGCCCCACCCCTTGACCGTCGCGCCCGCATTTGAAACCGCACGGTTGCCCCAGTCAGATCCACCGTTGCAGGGCTTAGCGCGTACCGTATTGCTGGCGAGGTATCACCACGCTTGATGTAAAACGTTTCCATCAAAACCTCACCTTACGAGCCGCCCGCCACGGCGTGATATAGCTAGCTTTCCGCCATTTGCTGGATCGCCAGGGAATGCAAAGCGGGTGGCAAATTGAATCGGCCCGATTGCCGTTGCCGTGCCGGTGAGCACAAAGACACCAGTCGCCAAGCCGATAACGCGGACTGCGCCTGTTGCTGACCCGCCAAGAGGCAGGTCTCCCGTTGCCGCGCCGGATATAACTGTCGTACCTACCGTGCCGGTTCCTATCCCTGAGAGGGGCAGGGTGCCACTTGCGAACGCAATGATCTGGGCTGCTGCCGTTGCCGCGCCGACTAGCGGTAAGGTGCCAGCCGCAACACCGGACACGCGAACGGAAGCGGTCGCGTCACCAGTGAGCGGCAGCGTCCCGGAGGTTGTGCCGGTGATCGGCACGGTGCCAATGACGCCGGTAGCGGTGCCGGATAGCGGCAGCGTGCCACTGCTCACGGCAGATATAGCGACGACTCCAGTGGCGCTCCCTTCAAGGGGTAGCGTGCCGGTGGCAGAGCCGGTTACAGCTACCTGACCCGTTGCCGACCCATCAAGGGGCAGCGTGCCGGAGGCGGTAGCATCAGTAGGGGCGTTGCCAATGACGCCAGATGCGTTACCCGTTAGCTGCAGCGTGCCATTGGCAATCCCACCGATCGGGGCGGCTGCCGTAGCAAATCCCGTGAGTGGCAGCGTGCCGCTGGCTGCGCCGGAGATCGTGACGACGCCAGCGGCGGAACCCGTCAGGTCCAGGACGCCGCTGGCGAGCCCAGAAATCGTGACAGCGCCGGTTGCGGCTCCCGCGAAACTAATCGTGCCGCTTGCCGCGCCGGTGACCCCACCACCAGTTGGCGCGGGAATTAGCTCATCGGCAAACCAGCCCTCCGGCAGCGCCTTGCTGTCGAACCATGCCCTCGGTTCAAGGGTTGCAGCAAATGCGCCTATCCGGGCCATGAATTACCCCTCTACTGGCGGATCAGGCAACGGTTCCTGTTCGGGCGGGACCGGCGGCAGCCACTCATCTTCGATATGCAACCATCCCGGCCCAACACGATCGGGGCACTCGATTGCAACGATGCCGTCCGGTAAGTGGTTCCACGGCGTTTCGCCATCCCATCGGCAGACATTCCAGACCCAACCGTCGGAGGCACGCACCAAAGCAAATTTGTTCATGTTCATGTTCATGTTCATGTTTGTGTTCATGTTTGTGTTCACCATGTTGCAATCCATCCAAACCCGTTGCCACCATTGCCGCCATTACCACCGACGCCGGGGTTCATTCCTACGCCACCACCCCCACCCCCACCACCACCCTTGCCGCCCCTGCCGCCATTACCGCCCGCCGTGGATGCAGTTACAGTTGTGCCCCCCCCGCCGCCGCCCGCGCCACCTGCAATGCCGTCAGTGTCAGCACCGTCTACACCTGCCGTGGGGGACGGGCCGCTTGTGCCAGCAGCACCGCCAAGACCAGCAGCGGTAGCGCCAACACTGTTACCAGTGCCGCCGCCCGCTGCTGCGTCCACCGTCGCAGGGACGTTGCTGTGACAGCCACCTGACCCGCCGCCCGCGCCACCAAACCGCGAATTTCCGCCTGCCACGGTTACGGGCACGGTTGATGAGTTGTTTGACCCTCCACCACCACAGCCGGCCTCCCATGCTGGCCCAAACGCCGTGGCATTGCTTCCGCTCGTTGGCTGCATTGATGCTGTTGCGGAGCTTTGCGATCCGACAGTGCCGTGGATACCACCACCGTTACCGCCTTGGGTAAAGCTGCCACCAGCGTTCTGCCCAGCTTGGCCCGCCGTACCTCCAGGCGCGGTCATGTAAACCATTGTGGGCGACCGCACAAACGATGACCCTCCGCCAGTTGGCGACCCACCCGCCGCACCTGCGGTCCCACCTGCGCCGCCAATCCCGCCCAAGCCAATTGCTACGCGCAAAGTGTCTGGTAGCTCATCTGTCTGAAAGATTTGACTAATGCAACCACCGCCACCACCGCCCGAGCCACCCTTTGCGACAACGGCCGTGGCAAGCGATGCGCCACCACCACCACCACCACCTGCACCCCATAGCCGGATCAGGGTCAGGCCAGTGCGCCGACCAGGGGGCTTGGTCCACACTCCGCCTGGCTCCTCGAAGGCCTGAATGTTGGCCGACGGGAACGGAGCTGATACTTTCCATCCGCACTTTTCGTTAAACATCACGCCGGTCTGCGCAACCACAGAACCAGCCCACAGATCACTTTCGGTCGTGCCATCGGTGTGGCGAATAGTGATGTCCTGCGCCGCCGTCGCGTGATCGTTGAACACGGTTAAAAACTTGACCTTGCGAGTGGTCGATGCGCTCGGTGGATCGACAACATCCGTCACGGTCGCCGCTGCAATGTTCGTATCTGTCCGCGCCGGAGTAACAGCCGATCCAGATATGTCTACAAAAGTCGCGTGAACATGCAACGCATTTGCGCTAGACGTGACGACCTGCAATTTATCGGAGGTGGATGATAGGCAGATCATGTCTTCACCACGAGATCACAACGCAGTAGCCGTCGCCACCGACACCACCCGCACCGCCCAGGCCTGGATTGCTGCCACGACCGCCACCACCACCACCACCACCACCAAGACCTCCCGCGCCCCCCGCCGCCCCGTTTGTGGACGACTGCACGGTAGAACCGCCCCCGCCGCCGCCCGAGCCACCGACAATCCCGTTGCCTGGCGCTCCCGCTTCCCCCGCTGTAGGCGCCGAGCCTGATGTGCCAGCCGCGCCGCCGCCACCAACAACCGAACCAGGCCCGCCGCCAGTCGTTGCAAGGGTTACGGCGGGCACGTTACTGGTAGAGCCGCCAGAACCACCGCCACCACCGCCATATAGCGACCCACCACCAGAGTTTGCGCTCGGACTAGCCGCATTGGTAGACCCACCACCTGCGCCGCCGCCAAAATGCCCGTAATAGTTGGCACCGGTGCCAGCAACACCGTTGACGCCCTGAATATCAAACCCTGGACCGGCGGTCGATGGCTGCCCTCCTGTTCCCGGATTGGTGCCGCTCGCCGATGTTCCCGCAGAATGACCACCTCCCCCCCCGCCGCCGCCTGTTGCAAGCGCCGAGTTTTGCCCGCCTCTGCCACCGCCGCCGCCGTACCCGGTCAGCAATGCGCCGAACGTTGTGTTACCACCCGCGCCACCATCACCTCCCGAACCGCCCGCCGCTGCGCCCGCTCCGGACGCGCCGCCCGCCCCGATCGTGACGCTCACACTGCTAGCAAGGTCACTTGCTCGAAAAATCCGTTCAACAAAACAGCCACCTCCGCCACCTCCGCCACCTTTGGTCGTTGTCGCCGTGGCAAGCGACGACCCTCCGCCGCCACCACCACCTGCACCCCAGACGCGAGCTATGGCGACTGCAGGGTTGAAGCTGGTCGGTTTATTCCACGTCCCGTTGGCTGAAAATACCTGGATATTTGTTGGCCGCGAGTTGCCGGTTACAGTCCAACCTTCATCCTCGACATAGACGATTCCAGACTTCGCAGGTAGCGAGATCGAATACAGGTCCGATGTGGTTGTTCCATCGGTGTGTTGAATGGTGATGTTATTTGCATCCGTAGCGCTATTGTTCCAGATGCTTACAAACTGCACGGCGCGAGAAGTCGAAGCGCCGGGACTTGCCACAATGTTAGTCGTTGTAGCGGTAGAGATAGCGGTATTAAGTCGATCAACCGTTACCACCCCGCTTGCCAGATCAGCAAAGGCCGCATGAACGCGAATGTTACCCGCCTGCCCGGTGACCAGTCGGAGGTTGTCGGATGTGGAATTAAGCAGGATCATAAATATGTGCCCTCAATGTGAGGTCTATCGCCGTCAGGCGCCACCAGCGGTCAAAGTGAATCCTGTTATGGTCACTTGCTGATTTAAAGCGATCGAAGTGTTGTCAATGGTCATGTCACCACCACCACCCGTCCCAGTCACCGTGCCTTGCATGTGACAGGTTGCGCCTTGCTCAATACTGAAATGCGCCGCCGTGCCCGTGGCATCAGCCGTCAGGTCCTGCCATGTGCCTGCGATGGTCTTGGTGCCGCCAGACGCATCCGCCATCCAGTTGGACGGCAGTACCAGCGTCGCCAGCACGGTGCCAGCCCGAGCCGCTGCGCAGTTGGCGGGGACAGATCCTGTGCGAATTGTCAGCGTCGGCGCCGTCCCTGCTGTTGCTTCGATGGCGTCTAGCGCCGCGTTGCGGGCTAGTGTAGAAAACTGAAAAGCCATGCAAGATTCCTGGGTGTAGCGGTAGGCCGCAGGTCCTGCTCTAGCTTTCCGCCCACGCCTCATCTGCTGCCGTTGCCGGATCATCCGCCGCAAACCTGCCGCCCGTCACCCGCGCCCGTTTCCGGCCATGGGTGGTCTGGGTGGGCTTTGCAGGGGGATCTGCGGCAGGTCCCTGGCTCTCAGGTTCAACCGCTGCCTGTTGTGGCATGGCCTGTTGGCCGTAGCCGATTGGGAAATTCATTGGGCTCCTAGTAGAAAGGGCCCCGAAGGGCCCTGGGTGATCGTCAATCGCCTAGCAGGTCAGTCGCTAGGGACCAGGGCCACTGTGTTGGTGCCTACCGGTACGGCGGCGCCATTGGTCACGGTGCCAGTCGCCGCAGCGCTGGTGATGTTGGATTGAACGCTGGGGTATTTGAAGGTGGTTGAGGTCACCTCCGTGATCGCAAAGGTGCCGTTCACCAACGGGTTGGAGCAACCCACCGTCACAACCTCACCGACCAGCATGGTGTGAGCAGCCGACAACGTGATGGTGACCACGTTGGAAGCGAGCGCCACGTTACTGATGGCCAGGTTGCCGGTGCCAGGTCGCACCCGAACCGCAGCCACCCGCACGTCACCCGACACCGATCCAGCGGCCCGGACGGCATCGCGGATCTGCTTGCCACCAACAACCACCTCGTTGATCGCGCCAGCACTGGCGGTGACCACGGCGATGTTCGCGTAGGCAGAAGCGCTGCTCAGAGCAGCACCCTCTGCAACATGAGCAGCCTGCAGCACATAGCCGCCAGCGGAGTTAATGGAGCCACCGGTAGCAATGAACTTCAGGTCATCGTAGGCAGCCAGGTTGGTGGTGAGTAGACGGGCTGCTCCGTTGCGTGTTTCCGCAGCGCGGCCACGGGCACCGGCAAGGACTGCACCGACCAGGACGGTCATTGCATCCAGTTGATAGCCCCTTCGGGGGGCAAGTCCAGTAGCGCGTGCCATGAATTAAACCTCAAGGAATCAGAGAGTGGATAAGCGAATAGGGCAACGATCAGGCAGTCATTGCGGCGTCGGTGATGTTGTAGGCGCGGGCAGCAGACCTGCCATTCATTACCGCAATACCTACAGACCAGTCAATTCGGGTGCGATCAACTGGAGCATCGGACACTTCGCCAAACGCCTTGATGTCAATCCCATACCCACCAGCCGAATCCGGCCCTTGCATACCGGTGACTTGCTGATCGCCATAGGCGACGCAATAAACACTGGTGGTGCTACCAGGCTCGGTGAAGCCTTGGATAGGCACGTTCTGTGCATTGGTGTCAGTGACAACAATGCGCGTATCGCCGTAGGTGGTGACAAGTTTGCCAAACTCGTCTCTGGTCGTGGTCAGGAACCCGCCGATGGTGCTATTGCGGCTGGCAGCGGTAAGGCGGCGGCGCAATGCCTTACCCATGTGAACCACTTTGTTGTCGCCATCCACCGCATCAATCAGCTCATCAAGCCGAGACAGCGAGAAGGCGCCGTTGACGTTGATAGCCTGGGAGCTTTCAACGTTGATTCGCTTCTTCAGGCCGTCAAATGCACGCACGTCAATGGCCTCATCACCGTTGATCATGTAATCTTCAAAGGTTAAACGCAAAGAGCGCACCTTTGATTCGATTTGCGTAGCCCTTGCTTGCGTGCCTTTATTTTTGATGATGTGCATGTCCACATCAATGTCGCCGCCGAACATTTTCAGCCGCTCATACTGCGGGTTAATAACCCCGTAGCTGGCGTCGTAGGTTTCGTTCAGGCCGCGAAATCCAACGCTAGGCAGCTCTTCCTCGGTGGAATAATCCAAGCCGCCTTGCACATTGGCAAACGGCAGGAGGCGGATCATCTCGCTTTCAGCGAGAGCGCGAATAACGACCACCCGTTGCTGATTGGTATCAGTCTTGGCGGCCTCCAGAAGTGTTAGTCCCATTGGGGGAAATTCAGGTGAAGGTCATAGGGAGGGGTGGCATCACGCCGAAGATTCACCGCAGGGCATCACGCCAAGCTGTTTTGATTGGGACCGAATGAAGCATCACGCCATCAGTCGATCCCTGTTGCTTGATGTTTCCCTGGTCCCTAAGCCGTTACTCAGTGATCAGCCAAAAGCGTCGGAGAATGCGGATCCCAGGGGTTGGGTCATTAGGTCCTTGCCGGAGGGGGCGCGGCCATCACGCCCGGAGCGTGCCCCGCCACCGCTGCCCATGGCGGGCTCAAAGTGCCGACCCCAGACCGGATCCGCCTGCAGCCGCTTGAGCCACTTAACAGGTTCGTATCGGTGACCGGTTTCGGAGTCGATCTCAGGGCTACCTTCGGCATCCACTACCACCAATGCGCCTTTTTCGATTCGGAAGTTGGATCCGAACCGGGACCAGACCGCATCAAAAGGTGTGGATCCATCAATGGTGCTGGCTTCCATGCTGCCCTTGGCGCCAATAAAGGCTTTCTCCGCTTGCTGCCGCACAAGTTCCCGCTGACGGGCCTCACGTTCGGCGACTAGCTCAGTATTTTTCTGTTCAAGCTGGGCGCTGTACTTGGATTCGATCTGCTGCTGAGCAATCTGGGCCTGCTGCTCGATCAACTCCCGCCGCGTCTGCTCCTCCAGTGCCTTAGCCTCAGCCGCCCGCACCGCCTCAGGGTTGGTGCTGGATAGCTCCCGTAACTGGGCTTCCTGAGCTTTGACCCGTCGCTCCAGGTCGTTACCTCTGCTTCGCTCACGATCAAGGGTATGGAGCAGCTTGGCCACATCACCGCTCTCGCCTTCCCCCTCGCCACCGTTAGGCGCGGGATCATTGCCTCCTGCAGCACCACCAGCGCCACCAGCTCCACCACCACCCTCGCTGCCAGGCTCAGGGCTCTGGAGCAGATCAAACAATCGTGCTTTCATTTGGTCGGGGCATCACGCCCGCGAGCAACTACGTCTGAGCTTTCCGGCTTAGCGATTGCCCTGTGGCTTAGGTCGCTGGCGGCGCTCCTGCTCCCGTTCGGCGGCGGCCATGCGGTTGGCAAGCTGCCGTGTCTGGACGGTTTCGACCAGGGTTTCGAGAGAGTCGGGTAGGGGTGGGTTAGCCATCGGGGAACATAAAGCTCCAGGTTTCCGTGTCTCCAATTCCATAAATGCCAATGCCTACCCACCAAAAATTGTAATCGTAGTATTGATTTGGGCTAACTCTTTCAAAATTGCCAATTGCAAAACTATCGTTTGTCGGCGGAATGCCTGGCTGAAATGGCAAAGCTGATTCCCTAACAAAACCACCCCGAATTGATAGGTTATTTGGGGCGATGGAC